CTCCGCGCCATCTGTAGGGATAGTCTGTGGGTCCCATGAAATCTGGACCCTACCAGTATGATAACGTGATTTCACAAATTTCAGTGTATAAATCATACTACCTCTCCACTGACTAAACATCGCTGCTATATGACAAGCTGGTGTCTCATTGAGGACTGTTTGTTGTGCCTCTGAACTGGCGGCATACATACGTGGTGTGACTGGAAAAACCATAATCTGGGTACCAGGTACATATGCCTCTGTCCACAGAGCACCAATGATGTATGATCTCCGTCCACACAAGTGCGTTATCACCAACTCATCATCAGGTCCAGCTCCAGCAACAGTTTTATCAATAGTGATTTCATTCTTTGGATCCAGCGTGAGTTTATCCAATGGTACACTCGTTTCAACATTAGCAAAAGAATGAAAAGACTTAGGAACATAAGCACAAACATCGTCAATGACTGGCGGATTGCTATAACCAAACAAAGCCGCTATGCCACCAATAGCTCGAGCACCCATCTCAGTGGCCCGAGCAAAAGGCCCAATGACCGGAACGTCATTGAGCTTTGATGCAACATTCGCCACAGCTGTGGCTGGTCCGCTTATAATGCCACTCTGTTCATACTCGTCGGCCTGTAATGAAAGACTAGTTGTTAAACCAGCCAATTCAACATCAGAAGCCCACGCATAACACGTAACTGTGACATTCTGACCAGAAATACCATTAGCACTGCGTAATTTTGAGTATTGCAAGTATGTCACCCTTCCCATTATGGTGAAATCATCATTATTGGTGATATCTAACCAACTACCAGGCCACAGAAAAGGTAACTCCATTTCAAATGAAGTCATATCTGCTGGATATAAAAAATCCCCTGGCATTTGTGAAAACTTAATTTGATCACCACTACCCCCCACGGTGTCACGAAAAGTCCCATCCAAAGGACAATAACAGACACGTAAAGCACCGTAATAAAAAGGCGAGGCATTCACCACAAATTTAAGATGCAATTTAGCACGTAAACGCGCATAATTGTTAAGTTTACTTTTTATCGCGGGAGTGTTAAAAAACAATTGCCATGGTGCAAATTGAGTTTTCATTAGAGAATCATCGCCTTCTTGCCACGAATAAGAACTTATGGCAACTGGTCTGGACAAAAAATCACCTAAACCAGCTGAACTATCACGATCAGGAACATATGACACCATGGGCGTCCTGTGTACGGTCCGTAATCCGGCATCAGCAAAAGTGAGATTCTCTTGGTTTTGGACATTTACATGCCCATCCTGAAGTTCATCTGCCTGCAAAAACAGATGATCAAAAGGATTAAACTGTGGATTTTCATAGAGATCCACAAAACTCATATCATGTGAAAATTGAGCAGGTGCTTTTTCTCGCTCCACTCTACACCTATAAAGTGAAACATATTCCGCGAGCATTGATCGTCGACCAAGATCCTCTCTAAAAAGAGACTTCGGGGAACGCCCAGGTGAACAATATCCAAAATCCACTCTCTCAATAACCATACCTCGCGGAAAAACGAAGTCTCGAGCAGTAACTATTTTGGATAGATACATTTTGGCTTCAATTGAACTTTGCATCTCAAGCTCATGTTGTATCTGGATAGGTAGTTTGTAGCTTTCCTTAGGTAGCCACGAACACCCTCCCAGAATACGTAAAGTTGTGGTAGTTTCCTCCGCTAGAGCTGTCACAGAATTTGTATTAAAACGATTCTTCAGACAATCCCAAGTGGGGAAAATACCATAATCCACATATGACCACAATCCAACATCGTGCACCATCTTCCTCAAAAATGAAATTTCTCGCTCATAACGCTCCCTCCCATAAAAGAACCACTCTTGAACAGCAGATCGCACAATATCAACTGCTTGGCGCTGTGGGCACTCATCCTTACTGGGAATCCATATCATTAAACTCTTCCAAATGGAATCCTCCTCCAGGGGCGCAAAAACAGCATCCACCTCTTCATTATAAACAAAGTTTCTTTTCAAAAAGGAAACTTGGGATAAGTGCACAAAAGGAACAGATTCAGACACCTTATCTGCCATCGTGTAACCAATACCAACACTCTGAAGAGTGGCAGCAATAGAACAATGATTAAACCAATCAGCATTACTACCCATGACATTATCATCACCGTAGGTCATCAATACGACATTATCTTTGAAACTTTTTAACTCCTTGTTAGGATTGTTCACAAAGTAACAATATCGCATATATAAAGAATTGACCAAACAATTTATAATAACTGTCAGTGGG